CGTGCCATATATACACATTTGGTAAATACAACATCAGTATCATACCTAGTGTGCACATCACCTTCTAAATTGATGCCCGGGTAAACATCCAGAAGGTGGAAGTCCGCCTCTTCGAAAGAAGCTACCTCTAGTTCCCGTTTACTAGCCTTGATACCTAGAGGTACCATATCAAGGCTTGCGAAACTGCGCTTAACTAATCTTGTTCGTCTGGAGGACGTGCTTCTTGATCCATCTGAATCGGTACGTCTATCATGCGCGCTTCTGTAGGTGGCTCTAACAAGTTTGCACTGCCTGAAGCGGTTGGCATTGGTACCCCGGCGATCAGCTCTTGCACTTGAAAATCCGCCAGCGCGAGATCATAGGTTGTCAATATGTTTGCTGTAAATTTTTCACTATCGATGGGCACTTGTACAAATCCACGGATCGTATTAATATTCCTCACATCATAGCTGGCTGCTCTGGCGTTCCATACCGGCTGCGTTTGTAACACTGTTTCCGCTCTCGTCCAGTAGCAGACAACAGCACAGTCCGCAAGGCTCTCAAAACTAGATCCAAAACTATTATACCTTTCTTCTATAAACTCGAGCTGATAACTGACTGGCATGTCTAGTGTTGCTGGTGTTACTGGCGGCATGGCTATACTCACATCGTTTGCTGCAAAGATGCGGTGAGTACCGTTTCTCAGCGGGTGTGTGTAGTTAACTGTGTAACCCTGCCATCTACTAACAACACCATTGGCCCATAAATCGTTATAATTATATGCCTTCCTGTATCTTCCTTTGTAATACTGATGTACTGCTGGATTTATCGAGAAAACTGAAGAGTATGGGGTACCAGCCATCAACGACCCCCCTAATCCTGTTATAAGGGCTACCCCCGATGGACCAGCCATAGAATTGAGTATTAAATCGTTGTTTCTACCCGCTACATAACCGTAGTCAGCAATATGGTCTATAGTTATATTACCAAATTTCATGTTTATAGTATAATAATCTCTCAGCTTACCTTCTAATTGAGTAAAAACCCCCGGCATGACAGGCTTAGGCACTGCCCGACCTATCATCGCTGAAAACATTGAATCTGCCCTCGTCGATGCATCTAACGCATCAGCATTATTACCATGAATTCTCTGTAAAATATCTTCTATATGCTTAGCATTGTGAGTAAACATATACTCACCCCAATACCAAGCAGTGTTAGCTAACATTGATTCCATTATGTTGGAATCATTTGGTCTCGTCAGCTCGCTTAACGTCTTAATAGCGTCTACTGATGTAGCAACACCATCTCCTTGTAATAAGAAATGAAATGCTGCCCTTTTTAAACCTAGTTTTGGTAAGCTCAGCCTTCTTGGCAAATGAGTCCACCAATGTGACTCTACTGTTTCATTCGCTGGCTGAGCCAACCAGTACTTAGCTGCTATTATAGCTGATTGCATATCCTCATGTAGTCTATGGTTAACCACAAACTTTATAATGATGGCTCGCATGTCTGCTGCTGAATAAGTACAATCTACATATAGATTCTCAGGCCCATGGTGCACATATATACTATTCTGCGTAATTGCTAAGTCAATATCCTGATCTATAAGAAACGGAGTAGACCTCAGATTACCACATAGCATTTTATTCAATATAGCAGTCTCTTG